TCACCCCCTCCCCTGGTCGTCGGGGGAGTCGTCGGAGTGGTCGGTCCACTCGGTCAGGTCGCCGCAGCCCATCGAGCAGGCGTAGCGGCGTGCGCCACACCCGGGGCAGGGCGTGATGGGGATGGCGACCTCTGCGCACTCGTGCAGCTGGTAGGTCACCGCTGCCACCGGGGGCGTGAGTGCTCCTGCGGGCAGGTGTCACGCCAGGCGAGACGCCCCAGCCCGATCAGTGCACGACCACCAGTGACCGCGAGCGCCAACCCGAAGATCGTGAGCGCCAGGGTCGGGTGGCCAGCCAGCGGCGTGTCGGTGTGCACGGCTCAGGCGTGCGGGCCCGTGGCGGGCGGCGGCGTGTAGTCGTCCGGGATGCCCTGGCTCGAGATGTTGAGGAAGGCGGCCAGGCCGGCGATGGGTGGGGCGAGGACGGTGACGGCAGCGGTGACGATCGCGGTCGTCGGGTCGACCTCGCCGTTGACCACGGCCATGACGACGGTCGCGCTCAGGCCGGTGGAGAGGGTGCCCGCGTAGCCCTGGTAGGTGGTGCGGACGAAGGCGCGCTTGGCGGCCAGGCGGACGTGCTCGGGGATGATGCGGTTCGGCATGGTGGGTCAGTCCTCCTGCAGCCGAGCGGCGATCTTGTTGACGGTGGCCTCCGCGACGGCGTCGGCGTCGACCGATGCGCCGCCCGGGATCTCGGCCAGCGCGGCCTTCACCGCGTCGCCGAGCATCACCGGGTCGACCTTGCCGGCGCGCATCCACGTGGCGCCGAACATGTCCTCGAAGGTGGCGTTCCCGGCGCCGGGCCACTTGCTCTTGCGTAGGGTGCCGACGACGCGGTTGTGCAGGTGCTGGGTCTGGTCGGCGTAGATCGCCTCGGCCAGGCCCTTGGTCTCCTGCAGGAGGGTCAGGACGTTCTGCATGGTGCTCTCCAGGTGGGTGAGTAGGGCGCGGTGGTTAGTGACGTCTCCGGGGTAGCCGTAGACGTCGGCGTAGTCGTGGGCGACGGCCAGGGTCAGCGGGCCCCAGTAGCCGTCCACGTCCAGGTGGGCGCCCAGGAAGTTCAGGTGCTCCTGGATCGCCTTGACGTCGGCCGAGGGTGCGGCCGGCAGATCGGGGGTGCCCGGGATGCTCCCCGTGCGGATGGCCAGCTCCTCCTGGATGTACTGGAACTGCAGGTCCCAGGGGAAGGTGGTGCGGTTGCCGCCGAGGGGCCAACGGCCGGCGTCGTTGCGCATCTCCGGGTCGATGACCCAGTGCTCGCTGAAGCCGATCGGGGCGGTCGGGTGGGCGGTCGCGAGCCGGTAGAGCTCGGCCTGGTTCAGAATGAGCTTGAGCGGGATGTTCCACGTCGCGACGACGAGCGCCCACGCGGCCGCGGACATGCGCAGGTGGGCCTTGACGAACCAGTCCGGCTTGGCGTTCCAGTTCGGGTCCCAGATGCCCTGCTCCTGGCCCCACGCGATGGTGTTCCAGTCGAGGCCGTACCGGTTCGCCTTGCCCTGGGTCCAGGTGCGGACCAGGTGGGCGGGCAGGTACGGCACCCAGGAGTCGCGGTCCGTGCAGTCCGGCCAGCTGGCGCCGCGGTTGGTGGGATTGAGGCCCCATGCGGTGACGGATTCGGCCGAGGTGTCCGGCCGGTTCGGGTCGCGCATCTCGGCCGCGACCGCGATGTGCTGCACGGCCAGGCGTATCGGTGCGCCGCGGGGGTTGCGGCTGGCGCCGTAGTTCGTGCCGGCCGGGCGACCCAGCCCGGCCCACAGCCGGACGTCGTCGAGGCTCGGCAGTGCGCGGAGCGCGTGGAGGCTGTAGGAGTCGTACGGCAGGCCGTGCGCATGCTGTCTGGTGATGGTCACGGGGTCCTCCTGGGGGGATGCGAAGAGCCCCGCACGGTGGCGGGGCTCAGGTGGTGGGGTCGGCCGGTTGGCCGCCGTCGGGCGGTTCAGGCGGGTGCGGGTGGACGCGCACGTCGTCCCACCGGTCGCGCAGGTCCTCGTACCACCGGGTCCACCGGCCGACCGTGCGCTGCAGTCGGGTGATCGCCCGGTCCTGCTCGCGGGAGTGCCTCTCCAGGCAGGCGATGCGCTCGGAGTCCGACTCGTGGAGCGTGCGCAGCTGCGCGATCTGTTCCTCGGTCCGTTCGCTGCGCTTGTCGGCGGCGTCAGCGACGCGCAGCGACATCTCCTGCAGGGTGTCAGCGGCGGCGACGTGTGCGTCTCGGTGCTCGATGGGGGCCTGCCGGAGGTCGCGGACCCAGGCGAGGATGGCGGTGAGCAGGCCGCCGCTGAGCAGACCCAGGAGCACCGAGGCCCACATGCTCACGCCTCCTCCTGCTCGACCTTGACCGCCCGGACGTGAGCCTCGGTACGGGCGAGTGCGACCAGGCGCAGGCCGGCGATGGCGACCATGGCCGGGGCGAGGACGATCACGATGTCGGAGCGCCAGCCGACACCCAGGAAGTAGACGCTCCACCCGGTGGCGCCGGTGATCCACCCGGCCCGCTCCAGCGCCCACACGGTCGACAAGGGATCTTGCTTGCACACGGAGGCAACCAGGAGCACCCCGGCGACCGACACGGCGAGTGCGGTGACGACGGCCAGCGACAAGACAGCGGAGTGCCACGGCGGGGTGCGCTCGATCGCGTCACGAACGCCGATGAGGCCCAGGATCACCCATGCGGGTCCCAGGGCGAGCTCGGGGTGGGCGAACCACCTGTCTCGCCGGCGGGTGGACGGTGGGAGGGTCAGGTATGGCACAGGGATTGCCTGCCTCTCTTGTCAGGGGGTGGGGCGGGGGGGGGGGGTGTCTCGTAACCGGACGTTCCGGGACGGTCAGGCGAAGATGATCCCGGCGGACGTGATCGCGTTGAGCGCGGTCACGTTGGTGTCTGCCGCGACGGGTGGGGTGCCGCGGGTGGTGGTGGCGCCGTGGGCGCTGATCTGGGAGCCCTCCATGACGATCAGGTCGCGGGCGTTGCCGTTGCCGGATACGATGGCCGTGCGACAGTCGATCCTGGACCCGCCGAGGGAGCGGGCGCCGCCGAGGCCGTTGCCGGTGATGGTGGCCGTGCGGACCAGTACGGCACTGTCGTGGTAGGCGGCGGCACCATACTGGCCACAGCCGTTAGCGACCGCGCCCTGTGCGTGGAGGAAACCGCCGCCGCCGCACAGGAGGCCGATTCCGCCTGCACGGGACACGTCGGCCTCGGTGGCCGTGACCATCGAGCGGGTGGACACGATGGCGTTCAGGAAGGCGTCGGTCACGGTGGCGAAGCCGATGTTTGCCTGGGATGCGCGGGAGATGTAGACGGCATTCTCGCCGCCCTTGTTGGCGGAGAAGTTGGCGTACTCGGCTGCGAGCGCGGAGGCGCGGGTGACCCACACGTTGCGGTTGTTGGAGCCGGTGAACTCGGAGTAGTCGGCGGTGCAGGTTGAGGCGGAGCCGACGTACAGGCCGCGGGCGCCGGCGTTGCGGATGCCGGACTGTGGTTCGACGTGGCCAGTGGAGCCGACGAGCATGTACCCTTCGCCGCCACGGTCGGCCATGTCGACGAGGCACGCGAGGCGGGGGGCGTTGCCGTTGTCGCACCGGAGGAAGTCGCCGGTGAAGGTGGCGGCCACCGTGACGACGGGGTCCGTGGAGGTGATGCGGAAGGCGGAGTAGTCGCCTGCGATTCTGGCCCCTCGTGTCGGTCGATGGCCGGCCTCGAAGCGGACCTCGATGGTGGCGCCGCGGTCGATGTGCGCGGGATTGAGGCTGTCGAGCGCTACCTGCAGGTTGGGCGCGTCGGTGGGGATGCGGATGGTCAGTGCTGCGCGGCGCTGTGGGAACGTCGCGGCGAGGCGGGTGGCGGTGGCGCTGGTGGGGTCGGCGAGCAGGTCCGCGACGTCGGTGTCCACCACCTCGGCGACGGGTGGCGGGTTGAGCCATGCGACGTTGCCCATGCCGTCGGTGCCGACCCATCGACCAGGGATGGCGGGGCCGGTGACGCGCAGCACCGAGATGGCGCCGACGTTCGTGGGGGCGGTCACGCGGTGCCCTTCAAGCGGCCCGCCATAGCCTCGTCCAACTGGCCGGCGAGGGCATCACGTGCGGCCTCTGCGATGACGGCGCGGGTCAGCGCCTGCGCCAGTTCACGGGCGAGACGATCGACGATGTCCTGGGCGTCGACGCCGACAGGCTGGGACTCGGTCATGGGGTCTCCTCCAGGGTGGTGATTCGCTCGCGCAGGTCGCGGACGAGCGGGATGAGCAGCAGCGCGAGGCGGTCGTACTGGACCGACACGAGGTTGCCGGCCTCGTCGTAGGAGCAGAACTCCGCCAGGCCGGCCGCCTCGACCTCCTCAGCGATGACGCCGGGGACGCGCCGCGGCGGGATGGTCATGGCGGTCGCCTTCGCCGTATCGTCGGCCTGGGTGGCGACAGTCCCTGCCCGGTAGCGCTCCACCTGGCCGCGGTCGAGCCAGTCGCGGACGGGCACGTCGAGGATCAGCGCGGGGTCGAGCGACTCGGTGATGTCGCGGGTGGCGACCTTGTCCTTAGCGAGGGAGGTGTTGCGGTAGATCGACGGCATCCCGGTCTGGCCGACGATCATGGTGATGGGCTGCCCGGTGAGCGTGGTCGTCGGCAGGTTGTAGAGCGACAGGAGCCCGGCGCGGGGGTAGATGAGGATCTCGCCGGAGACGTTGTCCATGTTGATCCGGCCGCGGGTCGACGACCCGAGCCACCAGCCGCCCTGACCGTCGACCTGGGCGAACGCGCCGCCAGTGCCGTGGGTGCGGACCGTGACGGCATGTTTGCTGCCCTGACCGACGTCGGTGATGCCGACCTGGATGGAGGAGTTGCCACCACCGAACACCGGACCCTGTAGCAGCCCCAGCGGGTGCGTCTCGGACGTGAACGACCGCAGGCGCAGGCCCTGCCCGCCGCTGGGGTCGTAGAACACTAGCTGTCCGTCGTCACCACCGAAGGCGGCGCGGATGCGCTCGGTGTCGCGGGAGAGAATCCACGGCGCGTCGCTGTTCATCCCGAACGTCAGGCGGATGATGCCGTCCTTGATGACGCGCAGGTCATCCTGCATCTGGACGCGGGTGGCGCCGGAGGAGGTGCGGATCAGGGAGCCGGTGATGGTGCCGTTGATGACCTCGACGTCGCCGGTGACGGACGCCCGGAACCGCAGCGCGCCGGAGGAGTCCCACGCGCGCAGACCGTCGGTGGAGTCGATCCTGACGCCACGGTTGACCTGTGGCTCCGTCTGGAACATGCCGGACGTGATCTGCATGCCGGTCGCGGTCTTGAAGTCCAGCGCGTCCGCTTCGAGGTATGCACCCTTGAGCCACCCGACCTCGACCGTGTCGAACTGGGCAAACCCGGCCGCCAGTTTGTTGACCGCGGCCTGGTCGAAGAACATCTTGTCGCCGGTGACGGCACCGTTCTCGATGAGGACGCCGCGCACCATCGACTGCATCGACGGCATCTCGAACTGGAGCACCGCGGTCGGGGTCGCGTGCGGCTGGACCTGCATCTCGATAGCAGCAGCGACAGCGTCCGCAGGGGTAGTCCACTCGTGCTCAACCCAGCCCGTCGCCGAGACCGTCGTCTGCCACGGCATCGCCGTGACGTAGCGGGAGCCGTCTGGTCGATAGACGACCCCGACCCACCTCATCGTCGATCCGACCTCGCCGCGGTGCCAGACCCGCAGGCGGTACTTGGTGTTCGGGGTGACCGTGATGGCCCGGGCGCGGTCGGTGACGCCGGGAGTGAGTCGGGCGGCGCTGTTGCCGGTGAGTTGGCCCGTGTTGATGCGCAGCGCGGCAGCGGCGCCGGGGTTGTCTCGCTCGCCCCACGTCACCCACACCGTCGTGCTCCCGGTGCGTTCGGTACGCATCTCCTCGCGGGCAAACGCCGGGTCGACGACAAGCTCACCGCCGGTGCCGATGGCGAGCCGGTCGGCCAGGACCGTGCCTGCCCGCAACCGCAGCCCGTCGAACTCACCGAAGGTGCCGCTGTCGATGTGCACCATCTGCGGCTCGCGGGGCGTCCATGCGGTGCCGTCCCACAGCCAGGAGGCGACGATCCGGTTGCCGTCGTACTGGGTCCAGATGGCGGGGACGGGAAGGTTCTCGCCGTCCTCGACGGTCGGGGGCCGGGTGGAGCCAGTGAACGCGCCGCCACCGAGCTGGATGAGGTCGACGAGGTCGGGGATGACGTTGTTGTTCAGGTGGTCGATGCGGTCGCCGACCTGGCCGAGCATGGCGTCGAGGCCGGTGTCGTCCAGTACCGACTTGATGGTGACTGAGGTCCAGCCGGTCCAGTCGGACTCGTTCCCGGAGCGGTCCACGGCACGGATACGGGCGCGGGCGGTCGAGCCACGGTCCAGGCCGGGCGCGATGGTGAAACCTGCACCGCCGAGGACGTTGGTGCCGGTGACCGTCGCGCCGTCACGCACGCCTTCCCACTCGACGTCCGCGTAGGCGAAGTCGATCGGCATGGGCGTGTCGAGGTGCGTGCGGCCGTCCCAGTCCCACCGGGCCGTGCCCAGCGCCGACGACGGCACCAGGTCGGACGGCACCGGGGGCGGGGTGGTGTCGGCCGCGACCGTGAGCGTGTAGGGCTCAGACCAGACACCGGGGGCGGTGGCGTACTTGCCGCGGGCGCGGACCCGGACCTGGATCGTGGTGCCGACGTCGAACGGGCCAGCCTCGACCTCGGTCTCGGACGTGGACGCGGCGATGACGTAGGGCGCACCGAGGACGTTGACGCGCCACGCCAGCTCGTAGCGGTCGATCTCCATGTCGCCGCCGCCGTCTTCGGGGCGAGCCTTCGTCACGGCGGCCCACGAGGCGAAGATCAGGCCGCGAGCGGCGCCGTCGGGGTCGATGTACGCCTGGGTGCCGACGACGAGGCCAGTCACCTGCGCGGGGGTGCGCTTGTCCTGGCCGGGTGGCGCGGGCCGCACGTCGGACCCGGCGCCGGAGGAGCCGACGCCCTCACCCATGCGGGCGCGGCGTCGACGACGCAGCTCAGCGTCGAGCAGTCGGTCGTTCAGGATGACCGAGCGAGTGACGTCCTCGCCCTGCGCACGCCACAGCAGGCCAGCGACGCGGACCCGCTCGCCCTTGACGTGCGTCGGTGCAGTCACCCAGTCACCGGGCAGCACGTCGACGCCGAGACGGTAGGGCACGGCCGGGGTCAGGTCGCGCGTGTACTGTCCACGCAGACGGGCAGCGTCGGCCAACTCGCGCTGGTTACGGGCACGAGCAGAGCCCTCGATCGTCACCCGGTCATCGGACGCGAAGCCCTCCCAGCGGCCCCACGGCGACGGCGCGGACTGGTCCACGTCCGTCACGAGCAGGCCGTTGCCACCGTGCAGCGTGTGGGCCTGGATCAGGTCAGCGATCGTCTCCGTCGACGGGGCCTCCGCGACGTGGGTCCGCTCCCGCAGGATCACCTGGGAGGCACGCTCACGGCCCGGACGAGGCGGCGCGAGGCGCAGGGTGCGACCCGTCCACCACGGGACCGCAGCGCCACCGTCGGCCATCCGGCCGAGGGTCACGTCGAGCGCCTCACCACGGGACACCCAGAGCACGTTCAGCGGCGGCCAGGGCTTGCCGAGGGAGTCGTGGGTGGCGGTGAAGTCACGCGCGATCACCGGGCCGCCACGCTGGGCGTACTCGTTCAGCAGCGTGATCGCTACCGACCCAGCCGTCTGCCCGATGAACTGACGCCGGCCAGCGTTGTCGCCCTCCGCCGCGTAGAAGCCCTCCGCAGGCGCGCGCTCCTTGACCTTCGACAGCAGCCACCCGTAGGCGGGTGCGGTCAACTGCACCGTGTCGGTGTCGTCGAGGCGGTCGTTGGACCGCTCCAGCACGACGTACCGGGCACCGTCAGGCTCCACCCACGCGGTGCCGTTCCACTCCTCCAGGGCGAGCTCGAGCCCCTGCGTGAGCGTGCGCCCGAGGATGCCACCACCGGCAGCGACGCGGGCATACGTCAGCGACGCCGCGCCCTGGTCCTCCCACGGGATCGACGCCGACCACGCCAGAGGCACCGGCAGGACACCCAAGCGGCCACCGTTCGGCGCATACGCCACGAGGCGCGTCGAGTGGTGATCGCTCAAAGCCAACTCCTCCTGTAGCGGATCGTGCACGGGTGGCTGGCTTGCAAACGGACCTCGCGGATCAGGTTGCCGCCCGACTCACGCACGACCGGCCACAACTGCAGGGGGCCAGGGCCGGGATAGTCGATGTTCTGGTTGCGGTTGTTGTTCGTCACGTGCCACACCGCTTCACTCGTCACCGACGACGTCCACGAGCGCATCTCACCCACAGCGACGGTCAGCGACCAGCCCGCGAACTCCAGGTGGAAGTCTGACGAGATACCTGTCCCTGTCGTGGTGTCCACCAGCGAGTACGGCGGGCCAGCCATCGGTCCCGGACCCCACCGCACCATCGCGTCGATGATCGGCGCCGAACCAGCCAGCACCGTGTGAGTCGAGGAGCCGGCTGGGACGTCGAGGGTCTGGAAGGTGGTGTCGCGCAGGTAGACACCCGGCAGCGCCAGCAGAGCCGAGAAGCGCAGCTGCCGTCCGGCCGTGAAGTCTCGGCCGGACACCTCCGACACCGACACCAGATCGGCCGGCGCGTCATGCCGCACGCCGTCAGCGACGTGCGAGTACGTCAGCGGCGCCGACTGCAGCAGCGCCATCAGGTCACGCCACGACGCCTCCAGGCTGCCCTGCGACGTCGCCTGCAGCAGCCACGACAGGCCAACCGTGCGCTCGTCCGGGACGACGCGACGACGGGCCGACGTCACGCCCGGCACGCCCGGCAGGGTGGCGGTGACGCGCCGGTTGGACGCGCCCGGCCTGAACGTCGTCGGCTTCTGCAGGCGCCACCCCCGGGCGGGCTGGTGCAGGTCGATCCCGTTGAGCAGCTTCGTGACGGTCACAGATTCAGCGCTCCTACCTGGGTCAGGGCCCGTTCGGTGTGGACCGACTCCGGCTCGCTGATCGGGTGGATATTCGTGACGTTGACCGTGACCTGCCGTCCACCCGCGACCGCCGTACCGACGCCCTGCTCCAGCGGCTTGACCATCCCGGCCTGGATCATGGCGCGCAGCTGGTAAGCGCCGGCCTGGCCACCGAGGTCGAGCACGTCGTCAGCGTCGAGGACGTGCTCGCCGTTGGAGAGCCGGTAGGCCTGGCCGGTGTCGGTGTTGATGGCGGGGATGAGGTCGTCGCGGGGGCCGCCGGGACCGGTGACGGCACCGCCGTCTGCCATCTCGATCGCGCCACCGTCGGCACGACCGAAGGCACCCAGGATGGACCCGAATGCACCGATCGGGCCGGGTGCGGCACGTAGCGCGACAGACACCGACGACGGGATGCTGTTCAGGAAGCCCTGCAGGGTGGCGTAGGCGTCCCGCGTGGCTAGCCGGACCTGGGTGTCGACGAAGTCCGGCACGGCCCCGTAGGCCTCGGCCAGCCGGTACGCCTCATCCTTGGTGTAGCCCATCTGCCTCAGCTGGTCGACCAGCAGGCCGTAGGCCGTGCCCCAGCGGCCGTTGAGGGCGTCCTGGCCCTCTCCAGCTGCGATGGCGGCGTTCTGGGCGTCGTACATCGACCCCACGGCCGTCTGCAGCTGCTCGTGCAGCAGCGCACCCTTCTCGGTGCCGGTGTCGAACTGGCCGGACAGGTCGTCCAGGGCCAGGCCGTTCAGGTCCTCGACGGCCGCGCCGACGCCCTCGATGTCGCCCACCATGGCGTTGGTGAGGTCGTGCACGCGGGCCGACACGATCTCGTCCTCCAGGAAGGAGTTGAACGCCTCCTGCGCCGGGTCGATGCCGTTCTCGATCAGGCCCTCGCGCATGCCGTCGGCGGCCTGGTAGGCCTCCCAGCGGATGTCGCGCAGGCCACCGACGAGACCGTCGACGAACCCTTCCTCGACGTCGATGAGGCCCAGCTCGTTGGCGACCTCGATCAGGTGGTCCATCGACAGGATGGCCTGCACGATGCCGAACTCGATGAAGTCACCGAACGCCTCCAGGCCGGAGGCGGCGAACTCGACGACGGCCGCACCGGCCTCGAAGGCCATGTTGGCGACGCCACCGAAGAACTCCATCACCCCGGCACGGTTGCCGCTGACCCAGGAGGCGAAGTCCTCCAGCGGGTCGGAGAACGCCATCGCGAGCGCGCCCTTGATACCGTCGGCCGCCAGCTCGATCTGGCGTTGTGCGGACTCGACCGCGGTGGCCGGGTTGTCGGCCAGGGCAGTCATGGCGGAGTCGAGCGCACCCTCGACCTGCCCCAGGTCAGTGACGGCCTTGGACGGGTCCAGGTTGAGGATGGCCGACCCCAGGTCCTCCCACTGGGTGCCGAAGAGAGCGACACCGGCGGCATTCCGCTCGACCGGGTCCTCCATGTCGCGCAGGCCGTCGAGGACCTGCTGCAGCCCCTCGGCCGCGCCCTCGCCGCCACGGGCGATCTTCGCGGTCATCTTCTCGGCGTTGAGGCCGATGGCTTCGAAGCCGTCCGCTGACGCCTCACTCGCGTCGGTCGCGCGGATCTGGAATTCCTTGAGGGCGTCCGCGACGAGGTCGGCGTTGCGGGCGCCGCCCTCCAGCCCCTGGTTGAGCATGCCGAGCGCGGTCTCGGCGTCCAGGCCGAGCCGCTCCATGAGCGCCGGGTACTCGATGAAGGTGTCGAGCAGGTCCTCGGCGGCGTTCGTGCCGGTCTGGAAGCCGCGGGTCAGGACGTCGAGGGCTTCGTCGGCGCTCTTGACGATGCCGGCGGACAGCATGACGTCGACGGCCTGCGCGACGCGTGCGGAGTCTTCCTCGCTGATGGTGGCGAGGGAGTCGAGCTGGCCGATGATCTGCTGGATCTCGGCGGTCGTGGCGTCGACGTCGATGAGGCCGATCTGCAGTGCGTTGCGGGCAGTGTCGAGGTTGGCCTCGATCGACTCCCCGAAGGCGTCGGCGTAGGCGTTGCCGGCGGCGCGGGCGAACCGGGCAGCGGTGGCTTCGTCGAGTCCGGTGCGAGCGCTGAACAGGTCACGCTGCAGCTCGACGTTGAGGCCGTCGCGGATCCCGTCGAGCAGGCCGGTGCCGATGGCCTGCCCGATCTTGATGACGGCCCCGGCGATGGGGATCGAGGCGAGGCCGGCGAGGATGCCCATGACCATGCCGTCGCCCATGCGACCGCCGGCGTCGTCACCGGCAGCGTCGGCCTTGTCGACGACGACGTCGATAGCGCCCTCGGCCTGGCCGGTGTCGGCCAGTACCTCCATCTCGGCGCGCATCCCCTGCAGGGCCTTGAGGCGGGACTCCGCGGACGCGAGGTTCTTCTCCGCCTTGGCGACGTCAGCCTGGACCTGCGTGGTCGGCTCCATGCGCGAGAGCACCTCGAGCTCGCGCTTGTGGTCGGTGATCTTCTTCTCGGCCCGCTCGATGTCGACGTCGACCTGCGGGTCGTACTCGCGGCGGGCGAGGTCTTCCAACTCGCCCTCGACGGCGTCGAGGGATGCCTCGGCACGGACGGTGTCGACGTCGAGGTCGACGGTGGCGTCCTGCACGCCTTCCAGGGACCCGACGAAGGTGTCGACGGCGGACTCGGCGGGTGCGGTGTCGACGTCGATCTTGAGCATCGGTGCCTGGCGGGCGCCGAGCTGGTCGAGCATCTGGTCGACGAGGGCGTACTTGCGGTCGAACTCGGTGATGTCGAAGTCGATGCCGCCGTGGATGGTGCCGAGGTCGAAGGACACGTGTTCATCTCCTCCTGGTGGTGGCGCGCGAAGTGGGCGTCGTCGGGTCGAGCAGGAGGCGGCGTATGCGGGCCCTCAGCCAGCGCCAGGACCGGGGCAGGTCGTCGTCGAGGTCGATGCCGTAGACGGCGTGCAGGTCGGCCTCGACGACTTCCCATGCGGTGAACAGGTCAGTCCAGCCGGCTGGTTCGGCGACGGAGGCGCGTCCGGTCAGGCGCTCGAGCTCTCCGGGTGGGATGTCGTACCAGTCGTAGAGTCCGGTGGCGGGGTCGTAGTTGCCTCGGCCGTAGTCGTCGAGGCTTTTCCCGACCCGGTCTCCTGCCTGGGGGTGTCGGGGTCCATGACGGCGCGGGCGGCGGTGTCGCTGCCGGTGACGATCCACACGTAGGCGGCGCGGGCGGCCTTGCGCAGCTCGGACAGGGGCACGTCGGCCTCCAGCATGGCGTCCCAGGCGGTGACGCCGTCGGGGCTGGTGCCGGACAGGGCGTCTTCGTCGAGGGAGCGGTCGAAGGTGTCGTAGCGTGCGGCCCGTTCCAGCGCGTAGGCGGGCGGGTCGGTCTGCTTGCGCTTGGCGAGGGTGATGACGTAGGACGCCTGCAGGGCGAGGCCGACCTTGGCGGGGGGCGAGTAGATGGTGAAGTCCTGGCCGTTGACGGTCAGGGTGAGGGTGTCGGACACGGGTCTCTCCTGGGGTGCTCACGGGTCGGTCACGGGCCTGGGGGTGGCACCGCCTGGCCCGACCCGTGACGAGGGCCAGGCGGTGCCGGACTGGGGTGCCCCCGCGGGGTCAGGGGGCGGTGGGGTTGGCGACCTCGCGGTCCGCGCCCTGCACGTTCAGGGTGATGTTGACCGCCTGCAGCGCCGTGCCGACACCACCCTGCGGTGCCCACTGCACGTAGGCCTCCGCCTCGTAGGACTCGGCCTCAGGGAAGGCGGTGTCCCAGTAGTAGACCTCGATCAGGTCGCTCTGCTCCGAGGCGATGCGCAGGGCCTCCTGGCCGGCGTCGTAGGCGGAGCCGTCGTTGCGGCGCAGCACGGTCGCGGTGACGGTGATCTTGGCCTGCACCGGCACGTCGGAGCCGTAGAACCCGCTGTTGAAGTCGGAGTTGTCGGCGGTGGTGGTGGGCCGGGTGCGGGCGAAGGAGTTGAGGCCGGCGACGGGGATGCGACTGCCCTCCTCAGCGCCCTTGACGGCGAGGCGCCAGGTGCTGTTGGGGGAGGCCTCGCGGGCGGTGATCTCCGGGATGGTGACGGACATGGTGGGTTTCCTCCTGGTGGGGCGTTTCCTTGTGGGGGTCACCGGGCCAGGAGGCTGTCCTGCCCGGGGTTCGTGGCTACCTGGTGTGCGCGGTGGGGGCGTCGAGCAGCAGGTAGTAGTTGGCGCTGGCTTCGGTGCGGTGGTCGCCGTCGGCGCCGAGCGTCCCGTGGCTGGCGCGGTAGGCCTTGTGCACCTTCACGCCACCGAGGACCAGGCCCTCCGCGCCGTGGAGCAGTTGGTAGATCGCGTCGTCGAGGTCGTCCACGTCGAGAGGGTCGTACTGGGCACCTCGGGTCCGGACCTGCATGCCCTGCACGCGGTGACCTTCGACCGTGTCGGCGACGGTGTAGGGCGTGAGCGCGATGATCCGGTCGGGCTGGGGCGGGACGGCCTTGGTGGTGATGCCGGTGGCGCCCTTGAGGAAGACGCCGACGGGGGACCATGTGCCGAGCCAATGGGCGTGCAGGTGCTCGGCGAGGCCGACAGTGAGTCGGCGAGTGAGGTCAGGCGGTGTCGCCACCGGGCTCGCCCTCGACCTCGGGGACGACCTCGTCCTGGCCGATGGTCGGCAGGTCGGCGGCGTTGATGGCCTCGATGATCTGTGCCTTCTTGACCTTTGTCGGGGAGTCGATGCCGCGCTGGGCGGCGAGCTCGCGCAGCTCCTTGACGGTCAGGTCCTCCAGGGCGTTGCCCTGCGCCTGCTCGGTGACGCGGTAGCCGTTGCGCTCCCACCTACGGCGGGTCAGGTCCTCGGGCGCCTCCGCGACGCCGTCCTTGAAGGCGAGGGTGGTGCGGCCGATGCGGGCGGAGCCGGTGTAGCCGGGGCGGGGGTGGTGGACGTGCATGATGCCTCCTACTGGACGAGGTTGGTGCGGATCGCCTGGGTGACGATGGCGCGGATGACGGGCTGCTCGGTGACCATGGGGCCGCTCTAGGTACTTGGCGCCGCCGCCGCGGGGGTGGTGCCAGGTCAGCTCTTCGTGCTGACGAGCGGCGTACGGGGTGTCGAAGGAGACGATGGCCTGGGTGCCGTCGTGCGTGACGGCGGCACTGTTGCGCAGGGTGGACTCGTCGACGGGCGCGGACTGCTGGGCGACGCCCTTGAGGTGTTCGGCGGCGAGGTAGACGCCGCGTTCGGTGCCGTCGTGGACGGCCTGTCGGGGGGTCGCGGGTGGGGCGGGTGCGCCTGAAAGTAGCCATCGTGGCCTCCCCCTATTCGCAGGCTGCCTCGACGTGCTCGGGCATGTCGTCCAGGCCGGGCGTAGTGGCGACGGACCGGGACAGGATGGTCGTCTCGTCGCCGCTGGGGAGCGTGACGCGGGAGCCCGGGGTCAGGGCGTCGGCCTGGGCTACGCGGGCGACGATGGTGGTGGAGGACACGGCCTCGGTACCGTCCGCGGCGCGCACTAGGCGGGTCTCCTCGTCGACGAGTACGCCGGTGCCGTCCTCGGGGGTGAGGGTGACGGGTTCGGCGTAGATGGGCCCGTAGGAGCCGGTGCCGAGCTTGGTGCGGACGGTGATGGTGTGGGCGAGGAAGTCCTCGAGCTCGTCCATGGGTCAGCCCCAGGCGGTGACGGGTCCGCCGAGCAGGCCGGCGTCGGCGAGGATCATCCGCGACGCGTCGCAGAGCAGCGTGGCTGCCTCGGTCTTGGCCTGGGTCGCGGACGCGGCGTCGTAGGAGACCGACACGGACCGCATCGACTTCGAGGTCACCACCCTGTCCGTCACACCCACGGATCCGGCGTCGGGGCTCACCTTGGCGGCGTGCCAGACGAGGACCTGCTCGACGGTGGCGTCACGGAATGCCGCTGCGACGTCCTCGTCGGAGGGCAGGCCGGCGGAGGTGGTGTCGTAGACGGCGGTGCGGGTGGCGTGCCGGACCCAGCGGGACGCGACGGTCAGCAGCCGGGCGACGTTGTCGGGCAGCTGCTGGTCACTCGTCAGGGCGTTGTCGACGTCGGTTTCGGTGGCGTAGGTCAGGGCCACGGTGCACCTCCAGGGGTAGTGGGGCGGGCGCAGGGCGCGCTGCTGCAAGGGGTGAAAGGACCGGGCGTGGGACCCCTCAAGCGGCCTTCGTGCGTGGCTTCGATGCGCAGGTGCGTGCCCGGCGCACGTTGACGCCCACCCCACGAGTTCTGGGTGCCACCCCGCCCGGCCAGCCGTGGTGCCGGGTCGGGCGGGGTGGACTTCGGAGGGTCAGCCCTCGGGGTCGGGCTCCGGCGGCACCGTGCCCGGCTGCCAGTCGGCCAGGTGCGCGTGCTCGTCCGCGTCCTGGGTGGCCGGGTCGGACGACACGGCACCGGGACGGATGGGCCGGACGCCCTGGGAGGCGTGGATCTCGGGGGAGACCACGGTCGGGCCGTGCGGGTTGCCCAGCTGGCCGGGCTCGCCCGCGTTGGTCGGGGCGAGGAAGTCGCCGGGCCGGGGGTCGACGGCGGCGTCGCGCAGGCGCGTGCCGATCTGCTCGTCGGTGACGTCGCGGGGGTCCATGACGCTCATGCGGCGTCACCGCCATCCACGCCGCCGGCCTGGCCGTCCTGCTTGGCCTTCTCGGCGGCCTCACGCTCCGCGGCCTCCTTGGCGGCCGCCTCGCGCTTGGCGACGTAGGCCTCGGCCCACTCGCGGACGCCCTTACGGGCCTTGCCGTCCGCCTCCGCACCGACGACCCGGGCGCGCTCCTCATCGTCGATGTCGTCACGCTCGAGGTACTCGACGACCTGCTCCTGGTTGTGGCTGGCCGGGTCGAACAGGCCCTCGTCCTCCTGGGCCTCGTCCTCGACGGTGTAGCCGCGGGCCTCCAGGTAGGCGCGCTGCCCGGCGGACAGCTCGTCCACCTCGGCCACGCCGTCCTTGAACTCCACGGCAGTCGGGCCGATGACGGACCGGCCGGTGTACTTCTCGATCGGGCTGGTGATCTTCATGGTGGCCCTCCTGGGCTCAGTCGGACTTGCGGACGATGGACTGCCACCAGCGGAAGGACGCCACGACAGCGCCGTCCTTCCACACCTGCAGCGACCCGTCCGGGCCGTTGTAGTCGAGACTGTCGGCCTCGACCGTGGTCTGGTTGTCCATGTCGGTGGTGATGACGTAGGTGCCGGGCTCGTTCATCCCGTAGACGCTCATAGGGCCTCCTGCCCGCCAGGGGCGGGGCGCAGATCACTCCACGCCCCGCCAGGTGAGTCAGCCCGCGGGGGCGACCCGGACCGACCGGGCGACCGCCGCGGCCTTCGTCTTCTTCAGCGCGACCGCGACCGGGCCCATCTCGACCTCACCGGTCTTGACGGCGCCGGCCTTGGTGAAGTCCGGCAGCCACGTCTGCACCAGCGGCGCCCCGGCCATCGAGACGCCGTGGAAGGCGTCCAGGCCGAAGCGGACCGCGTACAGCTCGGTGACGCCCGCGGTGACCGGGATGACGTCGGCGTTGGTGCCGGCGCGCTTGCCCGCGTCGATGAGGCGGGCGCCGCCGTAGGACTCGACGTAGGTGTCCCGCGGCCCGGGGGTGCGGGTGTACATCGACGTGCGGCGCGCGGCGGAGCGCACCTTGGCCAGGGCGCGGCGGTTGGTGAGGATCGCGCCGGGCTCGCCGTCCAGCAGCGCCAGGATCTCGTCGAGGGCGTCGAGCACGGCGAACGAGGCGTCCTCGTTCATCGCGGCCGACCAGTCGATGGTCTCGGTGACCTCGGTCGTGGACCCGGCGAGGGCCTTGGACAGGCCGTCGAAGGAGTCCTCGTCCGCCGAGCTGTCGCCGTGGATGACGGCGTGGCCGAACTCGGCCTGGGTGGCGCGGATCTTGTTGGACATCTGCAGCGCGACCTCACCGGACGCGGCGGGGCCGACGCGGCCGAGGACGCGGTCGATCTGGAAGGACCCGCCGAGGGGCTTGAGGTCCACGGAGTGCTTGGTCGTGGTGACCTCGGTCGGCGTGTACTCGTGGTTGATCGCGCGGAACGCCGCGGTGCCGAGGGTGGCCAGACGGCGGTAGCCGTAGGTCAGGGTGCCGCCACCGCCGACGGGGTTGACCACGTCGTCGAAGGTGAGCAGGTCCATGATCTGGTTGGTGCGGAACTCGTCGATGACGGCGAGGTCGACGTCGTCGACCGCGTTCTGCTGGGCCTGGGCAAGGGAAACGGGCATGTGCTTCTCCTAGGTGAGGAGGGGTGGGTTGGTGGAGGGTCAGCCGCTATAGGCGCCGGCGACGGCGTCCGTGAGCGACTTGGGGGTGCGGGTCTGACCCTCGCCGGACCCGCCGGCGTGGTCGGCCGAGCTCGCACCGGCCACCGGGGCCGCCTTGAGCTTGGGGTTGTCGGTGACGGCGTCCTTGATGGCGGCGTCGACCTTGCTGGTGAAGTCCTCGGCCTGGGGGTCGAGGGCCGACACCTTCGCCAGGAAGGTGCGGGAGTCGAGGAGGGCGTTGGGGTCGCCCTGGTGCTTGCCGGCGACCTTGAAGACGGCCAGCTCGACGGCGGCCTCGCGCGCGGCGGCCTGCGCGGCCTGCACCTGCTGCGTGAGCTCGGTGGGGTCGGGGGCGTCGTCGCCGTCCTTGATGAGGCCGAGCGCCTTGCCGAGCTCCTGCACGACCTCGTCGCGGGCGGTCTTGGCCGCCTCCTTGGGGTCGACGCGCTTCTTGGCGTTCTCGCGGCGCAGGCGCTCGATCTCGGCCTTGGCCTTGTCAGGGTCGGCCCACGGGCTGTCGTCGTCGCCTTTGCTGTCGTCGGCGTCGTCACCATCGCCGGAGTCGTCCTGGCTGCCGTCACCGTCGTCGTCGGTGCCGTCGCTGCCGGACCCGGTGTCGCCGCCGTCGCCGTCGGCGAAGCGGAGGCCGTGCGGGTTGCCGGGGTGCATGGCGGTCAGGACCGGGCTGGTGAGGTTGAGGGTGGTGCTCTTCACGGGTGCCTCCTGGGCATGGTGATGGCCCGCGCCTGGCGGGTAGGGTGATGGGCGTGGAACTCGCGATCTGGACTGTGCTGCTGCTCGTCGCTGCCGGCGTGGTGGTCGTGACGCTGCCAGTGATCGCCGTCTTCCTGTGGCGGATCAGCACCCAGCAGCGGGTCTTGATCGACCTGACTGCGCAGGCCTACATCGACGGCGAGGTCAGCGAGCCCGGCTGATCTGTTCGCGCTGGCTCTTGCGGGTCAGGCCGTCGGTGGCGGCCAGGTGAGCGCGCTGTCGTGCCTGCCATTCGCGCACCTTCACGTTGGCCCGCTTCTCCGCCTCGGGGGTGAGTGCCGTGGCTGCACGCTGCTTCCAGTGCCGTATGCCGCGCTCGAGGTAGCGCTGTTGCTGCTCTTCGGCGTACCGGGTCTCGGTGTCGCGGGTGTTCGTCGCGGGCCGTGACGCACCAGGCAGGTACGCGCTGACGCTGTGCCGGCAGTTCGGGTGCTGCAGTCCGGCCGCGCGCGCCTCGTCGAGCGTGCCGGCGACGCGGACCGTGACCGTGCCCTCGCCGACCAGGTTGTCGACCTCGATCGCACCGGCCACCGAGCCGCCGATGGACAGCACCTTGCCCTCCCAGGGCCGGCATGCTGCGCACTCTCGGGGACTGTCGGACACCATGACGAGGTCGAGTCCGTTGGCCTGCAGCTGGTCGACGTGACCCTGCACCGCGGCCCGGCCTGCGCCGGTGCGGGTCGCCATCTCCACGTAGGTCGGTGCCGACCACTGCCGCCCGGCGGTGTCGGTGAAAGACGTGACGCCCTTGGTCGTGAGCCGGTCCAGTGCGTGCTGCGCGGCGTCCACTCGGGTACCGGATCCGAGCAGCACCACAGAGGACGACTCGGCGATCACCTGCGTGTAGATGTCCAGCGCCGAGCGGAGCATCCGCTGACCGACCGGCGCGATCACGGTCAACGTCTCGGCCGCCAACCGCTCGATACCGGCCATGCGTGCCGGCGGGAGGCGGACGTCCAGGTCGAGACCGTCGAGGTCAGCCACGGCGAGAGACTGGCCGCGGGTCCAGGCGGTGGCGATGACGTGCTGCAGCGTCCCGGTGGCCTGCTCGGTCAGCTCGGTCGTCTCCCGGGCCATGCGGGCTCGGAGCAGGTCGAGCTGGGTGAGGCGGTCGGTAGCCCATGTCGGTGCGTCGATGCCGGCGGCGAGGGTGCGGGCGATGCGGCGCAGCAGGGACAGCTCGGCCGCGGCGAAGAGGTCGGAGACCTGTCGGGCTAGGCGTTCACCGTAGGACGGGTCGACGGGCATGGCCGGGGGCCTCTCATGGGGTCGAGGTTAGCCGAACAGGCCGGGCGACGCCGGGTCCGCCAGGGCACCCAAGGAGTGCTCGCGGGTGACGCGCTCGACCTCCTTGGTGACCGCGTCGTCGTCCCAGTCGGGGTGGACCATCCTGACCTTCGTCTCCACGCTCACGGCCTTCGCGCGCTCCAGCGCCTCCACCGTCTGCGCCAGCTGCAGCGGCGAGTCCTGCACCGTGTCACCGAAGTCGACGGCGACCTTGGTGGGGTCGATGCCGGAGCGGTTGAAGACCGCGACGTCCGTGGCCAACATCTTCGTGAACAGCGCCTGCAGCGCCGGCCGCTCGAGCCGGACCTTGCGTCCGCGAGTGAGCAGCGACCGGCCCTTGCGCGCCATCGTCTCCGTGGCGGTCGCGGCAGCGCCTTCCTCGTCCTCGCCGAACGTGGCGGCGGAGTAGCCGGCGGACCGGAGGATCTGCTCGACGAGGTCCTGCGCGGTCTGCTGGTGCTCGGCGACGCGGATCGCGAACTGCTGCGGGGTGATCTGTGCCGAGCCGTCCTCGGCCAGCGGCATCTTCATCGGGGTGATGACCTCGTCGTCCAGGTCGAACGACGCACCCCGGCCCGGGCCATGGGCGGTGAGGAACTGCTCAGGAACGATGAGCCGCGCCCGCGCGAGGCGCACGTCACGCATCCACGACGTGTAGGTCTCGTCGAGAGCGTCCATGAGGCCCTCGACGCCGTCGAAATCGGATCGGCCCAGGTTGCGGCCGACCGGGTGGGTGCGCCACGCCCGGTTGGGGGTCATGTTCGGCACGTGCACCACTGCCAGGCCGGGGGTCGCACCCTCGGTCAGCGCGCCGTCGGCGTTCACGGACTGGGCCAGGTGCCTGGTGGAGGCGTGCTCGGTGAGGGGGATGGCGCGGCCGAGGCTGTCGGCGGTGCCCTGGTAGAGGCCGTGCAGGACGATGCCGATGCCGTCGGCGAGTTCGTGCCGCTCCAGGTGTCGCACGACGAGGGTGGTGTCGCGGTGCACGACCCGCCAGAACGTGACGGCGACGAGCCGGCCGTAGCGGAACTCTGGCAGGGCGGCGTCGTAGTGGACGGTGGAGATGAACGGGCGGTCGGCCAGCTCCCGGTCCCAGGTGACGCGGTGGTAGCGGCCACCGAGCGCGGCACCGATCTCGGCGCCCTCGGCGAGGACCTGCACGGTGGCGTCGTCGAGGTAGGCCTGCAGCGCCTCGGCGGTCTTCTCGTCGTCGCTGGTGACGGTCGGCGGGTCGGCGTACAGCAGGTCGGACGAGGCCTGCGCCAGGTCGGCGGCGAGCGGGACGTGCAGCTGTGCGGGACGGCGGTTGCCGACGACCGGGCGGCCCCAGAAGAGGCGAGCGGCGGCACCGACGAGGCCGCCGGCGTACTGGGAGGGGCGGGTGCGGCCGGCGGGGGCGGAGTAGGCCTTGTTGAGCGCGTCGGGCGACCCGACGTACCAGGCATCCCAGCGAGCCATGGTGGCCAGCTGGTCGGTGTAGTCCTTGGGCGGCCAGGTGGCGCCGTTGTCAGGCAGCGGCATCGTGGTCCTCCTGGTCCTGGTCGGGGGCGTCAGCCGGGGCGAGCGGGACGAGGTCAGCCCAGTCGTGGCGGGACGTGTAGACCGCGTACCGCAGCGCGTCAGCCTCGTCGTCGTCGGCCTTGAGCGGTGCCGTCTCGCCCCGCTTGGTGGCCTTCGGGTCCCAGGCGTAGCCGGGGAGCTTGTCGATCAGGTGCGTGCAGGTGTCCGCCACGACGAGCTTGTCGACGGCGAGGAGTCCGGCGACGGTACGGATGCCGGACAGGACGTTCTTGTGGGCGTTGCGGACGTTGACCATGCCGTCGTGGAACAGCTGCCGCTTGAACGCGGCCGCTGCGGAGTCGACAGCGACCCACTCGGGTGCCTGCCATGCGGTGGGCTGGTCAGCGAGCCAGCGCCGCAGGTCCGTGGAGTATTCGCCGATCGTGCGTGGGCTGGGTGCCCACTCGGCCAGGACGTAGAGCCGGTAGCCGCCGTTGACGGGGTCGGGCCCGACGCCGAGGAGGTAGCCGCGGGTGGCGTGCACGTCGCCGTAGTCGACGCCGACGGTCAAGATCCGGTCCATGACTGGCAGCTGGTCGCGGGACAGGACGTGGCGGGTCTCGTCCCACGTCTCGTAGATCGCGCCCTCGGCCTGGACCCATTCGCCCTTGATAAACCGGCGGTACCAGAGCCCGGTGTACTCGCGCTTGATCTGGGCGACGTAGGCGGGGTCGAGGTGGGGGTTGTCGTCGATGTCGAAGTGGAAGACACGGTAGCCGAGTTCGTCGGCGCGCAGGATGACCTGCTTGCGCAGGTAGTGCCCGGGGGAGTCGGGGTTGGTGGTGGCGAAGAGCTGGGCGCCGGGGACGGACATGCGGCCGAGCAGCTGGGTCCAGAACGCCTCGGAGACGAGGGTGGCTTCGTCGACGTAGGCGCCGGCGACGGTGAGGCCGCGTAGCACCATCTCGGCGCGGGCGTCGGAGGCGCCGAGGACGTGGATGGTGCGGCCGAGGATCTTTGCGGTGGGTGCGCCGGCGGTGTAGGTCACCTGCAGTGCGAGGGTGCCGAACAGGGACGGGTCGGTGAGGGGCCCGAACACGTTACGGGCGATGGACTCACGGGTGCGGCCGATGACGACGAGTGCGCCACCTGCGGGGGGTTCGCGGCAGAACAGGAGCCAGGCGAGGAGGGAGCCGATGGTCTTGCCGGAGCGGATGCTGCCCTCCCACAGGCACAGCCGCGCGTCCGCCTGAGCGATGGAAGTGATCTGCTTGGGGGAGAGCGCGGCGACGACGGCCTGGGTGAGGCTCACGGGGCGTCCTGCAGGGTCTGCGCGGTGGCTTTGATGGCGTCGGCGATCTTGTCGAGCATCCCGACCGCGTCAGACACGCCACCGTCGCCATCGAGCTTCTCCAGGCGGTCGTAGGAGCCGATGGCGGTGGAGACGGCCTGCATGATCTTCAGCTGGTCGGCGTGCGGGGGCTGGTCGAGCTCGCGCTGCTCGTAGGTGTTGTCCTTGCCGCCGAAGTTGAAGATGACCGTCGGGGCGAAGAGCTGCTTGCGCAGGCGGGCGGCGTCTTCGAGGAGGTCGGCCTTGAGCTGGGCGCGGCGGGCTTTGACGTCGAGGACCTTGGCCTGGGTGGCTGCGGCCGTGTGGGAACGGTCCCAGGTCAGGGGCGGGTCCATGGCTTTGGCTTTGCGGGAGACGGAGCCCTTGTCGCGGCCGAGCTCTTTGGCGATGGCGGTCAGGGTGAGGCCTTGGCCGTGGAGCTCGCGCAGGCGGGTTTCCTGCTCGGTGGTCCAGCGTCCGGGTGAGGCCACGTGTCCTCACCGCCTCGCAGGATGGTTGGTGCCTGCCGGTGCTCGACTCCAGGGTCGGTGGCTCACGGCAGACCCCGGCACCAGGGTTCGGCGGTGGCTCTGAGTGGGACCCGGGTGGCCCGGCAGGCAGTTCGTGGGGGGAACGGCGAAGCCCTCAGCGGTGGAGGCTGAGGGCTTCTGGTTCAGGGCATAGTCGTACGCCCTTCGGATTTCACGATACACCACACGTCTGCAGGGAGGCCACAGGCGGCACACCACGCGCCCCTGCGGTGTCGCGGACGTCGCTGGTCCGGTAGCGGACGTCGCGGCCGGTGCCCTGCCGTGCCCAGCGATACCGGTGGGCCCAGACCCGGACGGTCGAGACGGGGATGCCCAGCATCGACGCGGCTCGAGCTGGCGTGACCCATTCGGTCCGGGAGCCCCAGCGTTCCCACTGTTCGCGGGGCACGGTGGATCCGCAGCGCGAGCAGGTCAGGTCGCCGTCGGCGAGGTCGGGGCCGGCGATGGTGGCGACGTACTCGCCGGTGCAGGCGACGTCGAGGCAGGGGCTGTTGGTGCGGACGGTGCGGGTGCCGCGCTTGGACAGACGCCTCAGGGTGGCGAGGTGCTCGCGGGCGTCGAGGCCGATGGCGTAGCGCAGGTGGGCGTCGGGGTGGTGTTCGAGGTGGTCGGTCCAGCGGGAGGCGAGGCGGAGCCGGCCGGGGGTCGAGTGTGGGATGGCACCGAGGCCGTCGAGCTCGTCGAGCAGGACGTGGGCGAGGAAGAGGGCCCAGTCGTCGACGGCGGTGATGGCGCTGCCCCATTCGTCGGCGTCGAGGAGGTCGGCGGCGCCTGGTGGTGGTTGGCTGCCGGGCTTGCCGGTGGGGCGGGCGGTGATGAGGCGTTCGAAGACGGCGGGGAGGGCGGCGACGGTTTCGTAGAGGGTGGCGGTCTCGTCGAGGACGGTGGCGAGGGGGAGGTTGTCGAGGCTCATGGGGTCTCCTCGGGGTCGCGGTGGGGTTCGGTCTTGGTGTCAGGGCATCCGGTGCAGACGAACCGGCGGACGGGGTCGCTGAGGTTGGTGTCCTCGACCCATTCGTGGGCGTGTTCGGGCGTCAGCTGGGTAGCGAGGGCCAGGAGCCGATTCACGAGCGCCATCAGGTGCGGCCGGGTGGCGGCTTGAACCTCGACGATCGCGGCGGCGGCCCGCAGGACCGCGGCGTCACTGGCCATCGGACGCCCCTCGCGTCAGCGCTGCGCGGAGGGCGTGGACTATGACGTAGGAGTCCTCGCCCTGGGTGTCGGCCAGCGCCTCGACGCGGGCCACGGTCGCCCGCGTGGCTTCCAGTTCGTCCAGCACCTCGCCGAACACGTCATACATCGCCGTGGCGCAGCCGTTGCACGGCTCACCCTCAGCGGGCTTCGCGCCGTCGTTGGGCTGGCCGCACAGGGTCTTGGCGGTCGGCTTGTGGATGACGTGCCACGTTGCGCTCACGACGACTCACCCGCCAGGGCGGCGCGGCCGAGGCCGGTCACGGTCGGCCGGTACGGGTCACCCTCGACGAGGCCGTGGCGGCGCAGGATCATCTCCTCCACGTCGTTCATCACGGGCGGGTAGCCGATGCTGATGAGCCAGAGCCGCTCGACCTGGCGGGACGAGAGCGCGGGGCCGGTGTAGGGGCTCACGACTTGGCCCGTCCCGTCAGCGCGTCCCGCAGCCGCTTCCCATCTGCCGGACCCATCTCCCAGGACAGCGCCAGTAGCGAGGCCACGAGGTCGCGCGCGGACGCCTCGTGGGAGTCCCGCTCACCCCGCAGCGCCTCCGCCTCGGCGCGGAGGTTGGCGTAGTAGGCGCCAGGATCAGCAGCGCCGGCAGCCGCCTGCGCCTCCCGGGTCGCCACGAACGGCGCCAGGGCGGCGAGGATGGCGTGGACTGTGCGGCTCACCGGGGCCAGGTCGGTGCCAACGTGGTCGGACATGGACGACATGACCAACGCATCGGTCATCGCCTCGCGTTCGTCGTCGGTCCACTCCACCCCGCTCATGAGGTCACCCCGGACCCCGCACCCACCATGCGGTCCCCACACGCGCGGGCCGTGGACTCAACGTTGGCCAGAGTGTCCGCGGCATACACCGCCAGGGCGTAGGCCTGCCAGATGTCGGCGCGGAAGCCGTAGAACCACCCGGGCTGGCTTTTGGTGCCTTTGCCGTGGTTGGGCTGGCCGGGGGCGAAGCGGTCGACGAGGGCTTGGCGGACGTTGGAGTCCTTGGCCTTGCTGCTGTGGCAGTGGTGGAGCTTGACGGGTTGGCGGTAGACCAGCTGCACGTCCTCGCCGCGCAGGTCTTCGACGAGGGAGGCGTAGCGGCCGATCCAGACGCAGGTCTCGAAGACTTCCTTGCCGACGGGCATGCCGTAGCTCGCGACCATCTCGATGACGGTGCGGTCGAAGGTGTGGACGCCTGCGGAGATCTTGCGGTAGAGCTCGCGGTTCTCGGTCTTGCCGAACTCCAGGGGCTCGCCGGTGTCGGCGTCGATGACGCACCACCCTGATTCGGTGTTGCCGGGGTCGATGGCCAGGATGCGCAAGGGTCAGTCCTCTCGGTCGTCGGCCCAGTGGGCCGGGCTGGGTGGCAGGTTGGCGGGTCGCCAGGGCCGGGGGTCTTCGGTGATGCGGGAGTAGTGCCCGACGAACGTCAGGTCCAGCTGCGTCGGACCCAGGTGCCGGTTCTTCGGGATCGCGACGTGCAGCTCGGAGGGGTCGGTCTCGCCGGTCAGGTCGCGGTGGAGCAGGATCACGGTGTCGGCCGCGTTCTCGATCTCGCCGGACTCGCGCAGGTCCGACATCTGCGGCTTCTTGTCGACGCGGGCCTCGGGTCCTCGGTTGATCTGGGCCAGGGCGATGACGGGGATGTCGAGCTCTTTGGCGAGGTTCTTCAGTCCGCGGGCGATGGCGTCGACCTGGACGCGGCGGTCGTTGCGTGGTGCCCCGCTCGGGGGGGTGATGAGGCCGAGGTAGTCGACGATGACGGGGCCGACGTCGGGGGTGGTGCGCTTCAGGGCGCGGACCTTCGCGCGGATCTGTGCCAGGGACAGGCCGGGTCGGTCGTCGATGGTCATGGGCAGGGACGCGAGGTGGTCCTTGGCGTTCTCCAGCGCCTCCCAGTCGTCGGCGGTGAGGCGGCGGCGTTGGATGCGGCCGCCGTCGACGGAGCCGATGTTCGAGAGCATCCGCAGGTGCAGCTGGGTGGTGGGCATCTCGAGGGAGAACATGACGGGATGGTGGTGGCGGCGAGCGGCGTCGAGGACGATGTCGCCGGACATGGCGGTCTTGCCGGTGGAGGGGCGGGCGCCGATGATGACGAGCTCGCCGGGTTTCCAGCCGGCGATGGCGTGGGTGAGGCGGGTCCAGGGGGTGGGGGTGCCGGGCTCTTCGGTGAGGGAGTCGAGGGCTTGCTGGACGGCGACGGGGTGGGGGGTGGTGGTGGTCTGGTCGGTGACGAGGGCGTCGAGGCGGGCGCGGGCGGTGTCGACCTGGTCGAGGGCGTCCTCGGTGGAGGTGGGTGTCTCCTGCGTCGTGGCGAGTTCGCGGCCGACGGCGGCGATGGTGCGCAGGGTGTGGGCGTTGCGGATGATCGTGGCGTGCCATGCGGCGTTGGCGGGGGTGGTGACGACGGTGACGAGGTGGTGCAGGTAGGCCTGCCCGCCGGCGCGGGCGAGGCTGCCTGTGGTGCGGAGGTGGTCGGCGACGGTGATGGGGTCGACGGCTTGGCCTGCGCTGGCCAGGTGGAGGGCGGCGGTGTAGATGTGCTCGTGGCGGGGTTGGTGGAAGTGCTCGGGGGTGAGCTGCTCGGTGACGTCGGCGAGGGCGGCGGGGGAGATGAGGATGGAGCCGAGGACGGCTTGTTCGGCGGTCAGGGTGGGGTCGTCCACCGGTGCGTCGTCCTGGTCGTGGAGGTGGTGGAGGGCGGCGGTCATGCTGGGTCACCGCCGGGTGGGTCGAGGTCGGCGTCGGTGATGCGGGGCAGGTGTGCCCATGGGTCGTCGGGGGTGGCTGCGCGGGCTTGTTCGGCCAGGAGGTGTTCGAGGTCGCCGGTCTCGTGGCAGCGGGTGAGCCATGCGTGGCGGGCGCGGACGTTGTGCTCGGTGAAGAGGGTGTCGAGGTGGCGCAGCCTCTCGTCCTCCTCTTCCCAGCCCAAGAGTGAGGCGGCGTGACTGAGAGGGGTGAGGGGAGAGAGGGACGGGTCGGGTCGGGACGGGGCACCGTCACCGCGGGAAGCGTTGGTCACGGCGTTACTACTGCCGTCTGTCACGTCGCTAGTCACACGGTTAGTCACGGCGTTACGGCGGCGGGTCGCACGCCACCTGGCCTGGCGTTCTTTGGCTGCGGCGCGCTCCGCCTGCACGTCGGACTTGGTCGGTTGGTAGTCGGTCCAGTCGTGGAAGCGGAAGCCTCCCGGAACGCTCTCCCACAGGCCTGCGGCGACGAGGCGGAGCGCCTGCGCGCGGGTTCCGAGCGTGTTGATGACGTCGTTGGAGACGAATCCGTCGGTGAGCTGCTGGGCGCAGTAGGACCCGGCGCGGACCCACAGGCCCATGGCCGGGTTGCCGGCGGCCATGACCTTGTGGTGGTAGGCGAGGGTGTCGTCGATCTTGAACCACGGCATCGGGGTCACGCCTCCTGGGGGACGGTCGGGGGTGGCAGGGGAGTCATGGGTTCCTCTCGGGGCAGGGTCTGGCTGTCTCTCGCCCGCCCGGGCCGGCTCATACCTGGTCCGGGCGGGCTGGGGACGGTCAGCCCTGGTGCCAGACGGAGTGGACGGTGTCGGTCTCGACGCGGGTGACAACGGCGTCGAAGGCGTCACGGAGGACGTCGTCGGGGCGGGTGAGTCGGTAGCCGAGGAGCAGCTGGCCGCCGTTGATGCGGTAGCGGAAGCGGGCCTGGACCTTGTAGGCGTCGCCGCGCTCGAACACCTGCAGGCCGATGGCGAAGGTGTCGGGGATCGCGAGGGCGCCCTTCTTGCCGGCCTGGGCGGTGGTGTCTTCCTTGTAGGTGAGCTGGGTCTCGCCGGAGGTGATGCGCTGGGAGGACTCGAAGTCGACCTTGGTGGTGGCCTGGAAGGTCTGGGCGAGCTCGAGCATGTCGGCGCCGGTGGGGTCGACGAAGTTGGGGAGGTGGTCTTCGATGAACTCGGCGAAGTCGGCCTGGCCCATGAGCTTGCCGTCGCGGCTGGTCCAGTCCTTCCAGTCGGGGGTGTGCTGCAGCTGGAGGGTGATGGCGTGGTCGCCGTGGCCGGCCGTGTCCTCGGCGTCTCCCATGTCGTTGATGCCCTTGTGGGCGTTGATGACGGCGCGGATGGTGCCGGTCTTGGCGTTGCCGTAGAGCTCGGTCTCGGGGAGGCCGTGCTTGTGGAGGGAGCCGATGAAGGACTCGACGACGGAGACGGTGACGTGGCCGGTCTTGCGGGCTGGGCGCTCGGGCAGGAGGCCGAGCTTGTCGCGCAGGTCGATGACGCGCTGTTCGCCGTGGCTGTCGCGGACGATGTAGAGGCCGCTGGGTTCGCCGTCGGGGTCGGAGACGAGGTAGGGGTCGACGGCTTCCTGGGCGGCGACGATGAGGTCGTAGTTTTCGGTGTTCTCGGGCATGGGTCAGTCCTTCTGGTGGTGGTAGATCGCGGTATCGATGGCGTCGATGAGGTGGTCGACGTGGTTGTGGGGCAGGCCCACGACGTCCAGGGCGTCCTGTAGGTGCTCGGTGAGTTCCTGGTGCTGGTCGTCGTCCAGGTCGTCGGGCTCGACGACGTCAGCCATCGGTGCCGTCCTTGACCTCGCCGGTGACCGGGTCCACACCCGGGGGTGCGGGGACCTCGCGTAGGGCCTCGAAGGCGAGCTGGTCGGGGTCGTCGCGCTGGAGGTTGCCGTCCTTGCCGACGAACCAGAGGCCGCTCGGGCGGTCGTGCTCGGGGAGCTTGATGGCGATCTTGTCGCCGACGACGACCATGCGGTCGTCCTTCTTCATGGGCTCGACGACGACGGTGAGGGTGACGGAGCCCTTCTTGCCGGTGTCCTTGACGCGGGCGATGAGGGTGTGGAGTGCCTCGCCGAGTTCGTCGTGGGTGCGGCCGCGGCCGTGTTCGCGGAGGAAGTCGGCGAAGGGGCGGATGCGTGGGGTGTCTGGCATGTGCTTCTCCTGGTGGTGGGTGTAGGTCAGAAGGGGGGCTCGTCGTAGGCGGCCTGGCCGCCGCTCATGGGCATGGCCTGCTGCTGCTGGGGCTGCTGCCAGGGCTGGTCGGCTTGCTGGCGGGGCCCGCCCTGCTGGGTGGGCTGGGGCTGGTAGGCCTGCTGCTGGGCGGGGGGCCGCTGCTGCTGGGCCTGCTGGCCGCCCCAGCCGCCGCCCTGCTGGCCCTGGTTGTTGCTGCTGGTGGCCTTGGCGGTCTGGGCGGTCATCCACCGCAGGTCCGGGCCGATGGCCTGCAGCTGCACCTGCTGGCCGTAGCGGTCCTTGCCGGTGTCCTTGTCCTGCCAGGTCTGGCCCTCGACGAAGCCGTAGGCGACGACGGCGTGGCCCTTCTGCAGGGTCTCGGCGATGCGTTCGGCGAGGTCGCGCCAGGCGGAGGCGCGCCAGAAGACGGGGGTGCCGTCTTCCCACTCGTTGGTCTGCTTGTTGAACTTGCGTTCGTTGCAGGCGATGTTGAGGTTGACGACGGCGGCGCCGCTCGGGGTAAACCTCAACTCCGGATCGGCGGTCAGCCGTCCGACGAGGGTGATGGGGGTTTCGTTGGCCACGGGTCGTGGTCCTTCCTGTTATGCGGCGATGCCGCGCGTGTTGGTGGTGAGGCGGGCGACGAGGTCGTCGCGGCCCGCCCTGTAGAGGGCGCGCTCGACCGTGGCTCGGCGGACGCCGAGGCGGTGGGCGATGCCGTCCCAGGTGTGGTCTTCCTGGTCGAGGAGCCACTCGACGTCTTCGACGTGCAGGCGCACTCGGTGGCCGCCCTTGATGGGCTCGTCTGTGCCGGTGTTGGGGCGGGCTTCGGGGTCGTCGATGGTGTCGTCGTCCCAGGCGAGGGGGCCGACCCAGCCCATGCGGGCGGCGTAGTTGCGGGTCTTGGTGGGGACGGCGCCGTGGCGGCCGGACGGTGGTGCCGGGGTGGACCAGAGCTCGTCGTAGAGGGCGGTGACGGCGTCGGCGGTGGCCTTGGTGACGCCGCGTCGGCCGTGGGCGATGGGGGTGAGGTTGGAGGGGAGCATGCCGAGGCGGGTGGCGAGCTGGGACTGGGACCAGCCCATGGCGACGAGAGCTTGGAGGCGGCGGGTGGTGCCGGTGGAGTCGACCTTGGCGCCGGGGGCGAGGTCGAGGGTGACGGCCAGGAGGGCGTCGGCGGTCTTGGGCATGACGCGCTTGGTGGGGGCCTGGTTGCGAGACGGGTCGCCGTAGAGGAGCTTCCAGACGACGGACGTGTCGATGCCGGCGGCCGCGGCTACGCGTTTCCAGCCCATGCCTTGGGACATGAGGTGGAGCACGTGGGTGCGGGCGTGGCCCGCGGGGACGTAGGCCTGGCGGCCGTAGGCGCGCTGCTTGGCCCGGTTGCGTTCGTAGGCGGCTGTGGCGTCGCGGCAGGGCCGGCAGCGGCAGCGGTCGATGACGTAGGCGGCGTGGGTGCCGTGCTGGTGTCGGGCGATGGGGCAGGTGCAGTCTCGGGTGGGTCCGGAGGCTGCCTTGCGGGCGGCGACCCGGGCTTCGCGGGCCTGCAGCATGCGTTGGCGGTCGCAGGAGTGGCGGCGCAGGGCATAGTCGGCCTGAGGCTGGGTCTCGTAGGTCCCGGTGAAGCCGCAGTCGGTGCAGGTGGCGGTCGCGTGGGTGGCCATCAGTGCTCTCCTCGTGCAATCTGGCCGTCCCACCAGGCGGCGGCTTCCTCGACGGTGCGCGGCGTCGTGGTGACGCCGTCGAGGCGGTCGAGGCGGGACAGGTCGGGTTGTGATGGGGCGGGGGTGTCGTCGTGGGTGTGGTTGCGGGTGACCCACAGGCACCAGGCAGCCAGGACGAACGCGGCCAGGACGGTGAGGCAGGCGGCGCGGACGATGAGGTCGAGGACGATCACGACGCCACCTCGGCCCTGATCTCGTCGCGGTAAGCGATCCAGTAGCCGACGCTGTGGCGGGGGATGTCGAGCTCCCTGGCGACGGTCACCTCGAGGTGAGCGCCGCGGGACCGCTCCCAGAGAGGCAGGAGCGCGATGCCGTCGGCCTGCGTGACCTGCCGCAGCGCGCGGCGCATGTACCACTCCCACGCCTGCGGCTGCCCGGGGGTGGGGTTGTCGTCCTCGGCGTCGGCGGGGTTGAGGACGAGGTAGCCGGCGTCGAGGAGCTGCTCGGCGGCGTCGTGGAAGGCGGGATAGTTGAAGTTCCACCGATCCACACCGTCGTCCGGTATAGTTACATCATGGACAGGACACCCACTGACATTGCTTGGTGTGCCGGCTTCTACGAGGGGGAGGGCACCGTCATCTATGGAGCCGCCCACAACGGGCCGCTGCGCATCAAGATCAGCTCGACCGACCGCGACGTCCTGGACCTCATGGCTGCCCGGAGCGGCGTCGGTAGCGTCAACGGCCCGTACTCCCCGCGTGGGTTCGGCAAGAAGCCGTTCTTCCAATGGGTTGCGAACGGACACGAGGCGGTCGGCCTCCTGCGCGACATGCTGCCCCTGCTCGGGGAGCGCCGCGCCGCGCGGGCCGTCGAGAAGATCGCACTGTGGGAGCAGCGCCCCGTTCGGCAAGTCGCCGACAAGGCGGCGATGCGCGCCGACCGTGCCTCTGGCATGACCTACGCGGACATCGGCAGGAAGCACGGCGTCTCCCACGCGCGGGCTTATCAGGTCTGTCGTGATGGGGAGCGGGTTGCTCGCCGGTGGGCGGTTGCACCGGCAGAATGACGCGCGGCTCATCGGGCCGGCTATGTAGAGCACGGGGCGGTTCATCGTGTGTCCTTCCTGGTGCATGGCCACGACGGACGCGGGCCTTCGTGGCTGGCGTGGATGTGGCGGCCGGCCTTGGTGTCGACGGCGGCTCCGCAGGAGCACTTGAGCCACGTGCAGGTGCGGGATTGGCAGTGCTTGCCGCGCTGGTTGGCGGCGAGGTCGCGCTGGCAGTGGCCACAGACGGTGGCGGTCGAGGCGGTCATGCCGCGGCCTCCTCGCGCGGCGCCGGCAACTGCTCCGGCGACCAGCCGGCGGGCGGCGACTGCACCGGCCACTCCCGCGACACGTCATCCGTCTTGCCTTGCCGCACCAGGTAGCGGCCGAAGGACTCCGCCTGGGCGCGCTTCTGCTCGGCTTGCAGGGCGTGCAGCTCGTCGAGCGGGATGCGCACGCCTGGGTACTTCTGGGCGATGCACCAGGCGACGCGGCCGGCCGCGAGGGCGTCAGCAGCGGCGCCGTGGGCGTCCTGCTCGGAGAGGGCGACGCCGTAGTGGCGGGCGACGTCGACGAGCTTCCTGCTGCCCTTGCGGTAGGTGTCGACCCACTTGTCGAGGACGAACGTGTCGACGACCGGCTCGATCGCGCGCAGCTGGCCGGCGAGGCCGTGGTGGCCGTGGCGGATGCACTCGGCGGAGAGCATCGTGAGGTCGTAGACGACGTTGTGTCCGACGACGGGGTAGCCGCACGAGGTGGCTTCGAGCAGACGCTGCGCGAGGTCGGCGACCGCGACGGCGGGGTCGCCGCCGTGCTCGCGGGCGTGCTCGGTGGTGATGCCGTGGATCTCGGCGGCGGCGTCGGGGATGGGGATGCCGGGGTCGACGATCCAGTTGGCGGTGTCGGTGCCGATGCCTCCGCCTGCCAGGATGACGGCGGCGGTGACAATGCGGTCGCGGTGGCAGTCGACGCCGGTGGTCTCGAGGTCGAAGAGGGCCAGGCGGCCGGTGTGCCAGCTCATGCCGTCGCCGCCTCGGGGACCTCACCGGTGCGGTAGGACTCCAGCACGGCCCGCAGGTCTTCGACCGTGCAGTCGTGCAGGCTCTTGCCCCGCATGAACTCCACGTCGCCCTGCAGGTCCTTGGTGGACATGCCGCGCTGGCCGGCGTGCAGGAGCAGCTCCTGCCAGACGGGCGTGCGCGGGTCGACCCCATCGGTCGCGGCCTGGGTGGGCTCGTCCTCGACGACCTCGGCGTCGACCGGCTCGTCGACGGGGGCCTGCTCGGCCTGCTCCACGTCCGCCACCTGCTGCGCAGCCTCCGCAGTCACGGCGAGAGCCTGGGCGTGCTTGGTGATCTCAGCCTTGAGCGCGTCGTCCAGGTCGCCCTGGTCGCCCGCGAGCGTCCACACGGCACGGCAGTCCTCTGGCGTCCTGGCATCGGCCAGGAGCGCGGCGTAGTCGGGGCGGGGTGCCTCGATCGCCACCTGCTCGCTCGGAGCGGCCTGCTCGAGCGCCGGCTGGCCACCGACACCACCGACCAGCTCGACGAGCCGCTTCTTGGTGACGTGCAGGTCCAGCACCGGCACCACGAACCGCGACGTCTTCCCGTCCCGGATCGCGCGCCGCTCCACCAGCTGCAGCGTCGCCGGCACCAGGTCGCCCACGTGCATGGCCAGCTCGGCCATGGCGGGGATCTCGGCGGCGGCGTTCCAGCCGTGGGTCTCCATGCGCCAGACGCCGAGGGACTCGATCTCGGTGAGCATCACCGACAGGCGGGTCGTCGGCTTAGCGACGGCGTGCGGGTTGACCCGGTCGCGGCCGATCTGGACCATCTCGGTTAGGTCACAGGGGGCGTCGGTGAGGACGTTCGTCTCGCCGTCGCACCGGTGTATGCAGCCACCGCCAGACCAGGTCTCCATCCACTGCGACAGGCCACCCTTGACGACGATGACCGGCACGGACGTGGCGTCGGTGATGACCTCGTGCTCGGGCTTGCCGCCGTTGTCCCACGGCCGCGCCTGGCCGCCGTACTGGTCGGCGATGGCGGCGATGAGGTCGGCGTTGGGGGAGGTGAAGCGGAACCGGTCGAGCTTGGCCGGTCGGGTCTTCCCCTGGTTGCCGACGGGGGCCTTGACGCCGAGCCGGATGCGGCCCTGCTCGGCCATGCGGCGCTGGATGTTGATGATGGGCATGTCTCATGCCGCCTTTCGGGTGCGGATCGTCGTCTTGGGCTTGGCCGCCCGGGCACGACCGGACGGGGTGATGGGGGCACAGGCCTTGGCGTGGTCGCCGTGCATCCACGACTGGCCGGTGATGAAGCCGCGGAACGCGGCGAACTCCTCGGGCCCCGACGGGACCGGGATGAAGGCGTAGTCGTCGACGCGGAGGTTGAGGATCGCGGCGCCCTTGGTGCGTGGCATCGGCACGATCGACCCGTCCGGCAGCCACGCCTCCTTGGCGTTGCGTTGCGCGGCCAGCTGCAGCGGCTGCTCGTCGTAGAGGGTGTTCGCGGGCTTGGTGCTGGAGGTCTTGATGTCGTAGACCCACAGGGCCCGCTGGTCGTCGGGCAGCTGCTTGGGCTTGACCCCGGCGAGGTTGCCGTCGAGGCGGAGCCGGACGATGGCGTCGAGGGTGCCGGCATACCCGTAGGTGGGGTGGCAGACGGTGAGCTCGGCAGCTTCGACGTCGCGGGTGATGTCGACCTCGAAGTCGTCGAGGAACCGCAGGTACTGCGCCACGAACGGTGCGACGGCTTCGCGGTCCTCGTCAGTGGCCTGGATCTCCTGGCCGGTGAGGTGGGCTTCGGCGAAGGCGTGGACGAGGGTGCCGAGGTCGGCGGCGGTTTCGCGGACGACCTTGACCTCGCGCTTGGTGGTCTTGTGCAGGCAGTCGAGGCACGTGCCGCACTCGTCGGCGACCCTCTTGGGCTTGCAGGGCTTAATGAGGGCGGCGGCGACCATCTGCGGCATGAGGTCGAGGGCCTTCTCGGCGGTGACCTTCGCGGCCCAGGGCACGAGGGCGGGTTTGGCGATGGAGTCCAGGACGTTGGTGATGGAGATGAACGTCCGGCCGGGGTGTTCGGGGTGGGTGTAGTAGCGGCCGTGGTCGGTGTCGCCGGCGTACTTGGGGGAGGTCATGCCCCTGTCCTTTCGTGGGTGGTCCAGCAGCTGGGGCAGAGCAGTCCGGGCAGGAGTTGGTCGACACGCGGCTTGGGGAGTGGGTTGGGGTCGACGGTGGCGGCGCGGTGCTCGGCTTCGAGGAGGGCGAGGTCGCCGGGGTCGGGGGCGTCGTCGCGCCAGAGCCAGTAGGGAGCCATCACGCACCTGCCAGGGGCCGGAGGGTGATGCCGACGGTCCGGAACGGGCTGGCCGGGTCGGGCTGGTGCTGGGTGTCGTCGAGGGCGCACTCGGGGCAGATAGGCCGCCACTGGCCGTAGAAGAGGTCACCCGAGGGCCATGCCTGGAGCCAGGTGGCTTCGGTGGTCGCGGTGGCGGTGCAGCCGGGGTAGTGGCAGGTGGCTGGCAGACCCGGGGAGGGGGCGATGGGTGCGCTGCCCCTCCCCGGGTCACCCTCGACCGGCGCGCGGTGCGTCCGTGACGGCGCGGCGGGAGGGGTCTGGACGGCGCTCACGCGCTCTCACCCCAGTAGGTGTTCTCGTCGCGCTCGGCGTCGTGGTCAGCGGCGGCCTGCAGCTCGGTGGCGAGGTCGTCGGCCTGTTCGGGCGTGAGTTCGACGGGGTGGTCGGTGATCGCGCCGGCGACGAGCGTCACCAGGGCCTCGGTGACGCGGGGCCCGACGACGCCCTGTCCGGCGAGACGCTGGACGATGGCGCGGGCGAGGTCGATCGAGGCCTGGCCGGTGACCTGCAGCTCGACGTAGGGGCGGCCTGCCTGTGAGGTCTGTGCGTAGACCGCGACGGCGGTGTCGTCGGTGGTGCTGGTGCGTCCCATCTGGGATACTCCTTCTTAGGTCTTGAGGCCGGGTCGTTCTTCGCGGGATGAGCCCGGCCTCGGGCTATTTCTGGGGTGTGTCAGGCCGGCTTCTTGGCCGGCGTCTGGTCCTGTCCGATGGCCTGCCGCACTGCGCGTGCGATGGGCTGCAGCCGGTGGTGGGGGATGGGCCCGCGCTCGGCGAGGACCCGGTCGACGGCGGCCTGGGCGGTGTCTCCGCTCATGCCGCCGCCTCGGCAGCGACGCGGTCGAGCCGGTTGCGGGCCTGCAGGTAGGAGGCGTGGTGGTCGACCGTCGGATACCGACGCTCCGCCTCTGCCTGGGCCTCGCGGTGGACGGAACAGAAGCGCTCGAAGTCCTCCCAGAGGGAGGGGTCGGTCCGTCGGCGGTCCTGCAAGTGCCTGCGCACGAAGGCGTGACGCTGGACCTTGACTCCGACCTCGGCTCGGCTCGTGTTGAAGAACGGGGACTCGCGCTCGATCACCTCGGCCTCCAGCGCGAAGGCTTCATCGGCGGCGTAGGGGCCGGCGGTGACGAAGCGGACCGCGTAGGGGAACCATGCGCTTTGCGAGCGGTGGTGGTCGTGCCGCTGTCGGGGGCTGCCGGTGCAGCCGACATAGAGGAGCAGGCCGTGCTCGTCGTAAGCGCGGTAGACGTAATGGGTGCGCCTCATGCCGCGTCGTCCTCGGCATCTACGACCTCGAACAGCTCGTTGATCTCGGCGTCGAAGGCGCGGCAGAGCTGGGCGATGAAGCGGGGCCCGGGGGTCTGCCTGCCCTTGAGCACCCGGGAGAGGTTCCCGGGGTCGATGCCCATGCGTGCGGCAAGGGCGGCGTCGGTCTTGAGCTGTGCGAGGCGGCGGTATCTGGTGAGCGTCTCGGTCTTGAGCCGGAGGGTGGCCACCATGTCGCCTCCTTCGTGGTGTGGGCCGCTGACCTGTTGTCTTGCGGCTATACGAGGAGACTACGCAATGCAATGCATCAGCGCAATACGACGGTGGGTGACGTGCGTCACATAGGGGAGTTGCGTCGATGTAGTTTTCTGCTGACCTGCGGAAATACACCGTTGTAAGCCGCTGACCGGTAGGCTTGCGGCTACGCAACGCCACCGAAGGGGCCGAAACGGCATGAGAAGACGCAATACGGTGCAGTCATGAGCTGGTGGGATTACGTGGAGCGCGTCGCCAACACGACGCGGCAGCGTGACATCCAGGACCGGACGGGCATCGACGCCTCGAACTTCTCCAGGTGGAAGACCGGGCAGACGCCCCGCCCCGCCTTGGTGGCACAGTTCGCTCGCGCCTACGGTCGCCCCGTGCTGGAGGCCTTCGTCGCGGCGGAGTTCCTCACCCCCGAGGAAGCCGCAGAGCGACCGGCGGCCGCACCATCCCTATCCACGCTCACCGATGACCAGCTGCTCGCCGAAGTGCGAGCCCGAATGAGCGAAGGACGTGATGGGCATGGACAGCAGCCCGCCCCCATAGGTGACTACGACGACCCCGGCGGTCTCGTCGCCCAGCTGCACGACCTCGAGGACGAGGCCCGCCAGCGCGCGGCGGCCCGCAACGCCGACATGCCGGCCGACCTCGCCGCGCGCAGGACCGGCAGGAAGAGCAGGCAGCAGCAACTGCGCGAGCAACAGGATCAGGATGGGGAGAGCTAAGTGAGCAGTGATACCAAGCCCGACCCAGACAGTGCACAGGATTCTGAGGTACGGTCACAACATGCCAAGGAAGGGGACCAAGATGACCGCGATGCAGCGGGGCATCCGGACCGGTCGCTATCTGGCAGCCACGGGCGACAAGGCGATCATCCGGAAGCGCATGCAGCAGGTAGAGAAGCAGAACCTCACGAGCGAGGCGTGGACGTCTACGGGAGCGGCGATGAGCCGCGCCATGGGGTCATCTACGACCCAACGGGCGATCCAAACGCGCAGCCGCTGACGGGCCTGGAGGTCCTGGGGAGCCAGAGCTTCTCCTACTCCCATTCCGGACCGTTACCCGATGCGGCCCAGCTCGGGCACTACGAGCAGATCTTGCCAGGCCTCGCGGACCGCATTGTCACGATGGCTGAACAGGACATGGCCAGCCGTCAGGCGGATCGACGTACGCTCGTGCGCGCGGAGGCTCATGCCACCGTTGTGGCGACCTGGCTACTCGGGCTCCTCCCCTTCGCCCTGGCCCTAATGGCCATCTGGTTCGCATCACAGGGGCTGGATGCGGCCGCCGTAATCGCCGCCATCGGCGCGGTGGCCGCGCTCCTTCCTCGCATGATGGAGGCATGGAGGGGGCGGCCGAGTGGCGAGCCGCCGACAGAGGAAGAGCCCGACGCCTAGCGCACCCCCACAGGTGGGCCTGTCGGTGGCCGCGCTTACGGTCTGGGTCCATGTCGTCCTACCACCCCTGGCGCGAGCTCCGGGCCCTGACGCACGTCGTCGTGCACTGGCACGAGCTGCACCCGGGGGAGTGGGGCGCCACCGACGGCCGCCACCGGATCTGGATCGACCACCGGCTCGGCCAGGCCGAGCGACGCTGCACCCTCGCCCACGAGCTCGAGCACATCCGCAGGGGACACCGGGGCTGCCAACCGCCGGCCGTCGAGGCAGTGGTCGAGGCCGCGGCCGCGCGCCGGCTCATCCCCGACCCGCACGCCCTGGCTGACGCCCTCGTGTGGGCGCGCGGGTGCCGGGCGACGGCGGCCGAGGAGCTCTGGGTGGACGAGCCGACGCTGGAGGCTCGGTTGGATCCGGTGCACCTGCACCCGGCGGAGCGCGCGATCTTGGTCGCGCGGGTGGAGGGCCTGCACACGTGGCACTGACGCAGGTCGACCGAGCCATCCTCCGCGCCGCCGCCGGCACGTACCGCAACCCGGGGGACGACCTGGACGCGCTCACCCGGGCGAGCGGTGTCAGCCTGGCCCGGACGTGGCAGCGGCTCAACCAGCTGATCAACGACCCGGACGCATGGAAGGTCGAACCGGGCGCGATGCAGATCCTCGCGGAGCGGCGGGCCAGGTACTCGCGCGGACGGCGGTCTACCAGCGGGGCGTGA